TATTGAATGTAAAGGTTGGTTCCCTCTGAAAGACAGGAAGAAGATGGTGTTTGTTAGAAGCAGTAACCCAACACTTGACATTAGGTTCATTTTTATGGATGCTGACGTTAAGATTAGGAAGAATAGTCCTACTACATTAGGCACATGGGCAACGAACCATAGCTTTATGTGGGCAAGAGAGACTATTCCTGAAAGTTGGATTAATGAAAAAGAAACACAGACCAGAACACAGCAAGAAGTCGATCACCGTATCTATTTCGGTTCAAGATACGGACCCTATTCAGAGTGGAGATGAAGGAGCTTGGGAAACATTCTCAAGTACGTATATTTTTAATGAAGATCAAGAGACCTTAGAAAGGACAAGTCCAGAAAGAGTTATGTTTATAGCAGTATTTTTACAGTCTTTATTAGACGCTACTAAACCAGAGTATGAGGGTGAACCTCGTTCTGCTGTTGCTGATAGGAACTGTGCAGTAAAGTGGTTCACGTTACCTGACTGTGTAACGGCTTCGACTTTTGAACCTATCTGTGAGTTAGCAGGAATAGATCCTGACTACGCAAGGAGATACTTTAAATTAATTATGAAAGGTGAAAGAGAGTTTACATACCGAAGAATTAATATTCTTTTAAACGCTAGTAAAAACTAAGAAGGAGAGAGAGATGTCGGATGACATGGTTAATAATCCACCACACTACAACAGAAAAAATATCGAAGCCATCTGTGCAATCGAAGCAAGCATGGAACCAGAAGAATTCTGTGGCTACTTAAAAGGAAACATTCTTAAATATCTTTGGAGATATAATTATAAGGGTACTCCTTTACAAGACTTAGAAAAGTCTGAGTTCTATTTAAAACTTTTAATAAAAAAGGTAAAAGAAAGTGTCCAACCCATTGAAAATAAACCCGAATCCTAAACATAACTATCTGGAATCCAAGCAGAAAACCAAATTTCTTATTGATAATATAAAAAGGTATTATAGGAAACATGGCTTCACTAACTTTGATGTTTGGTCAGAGAGAGAAACAGTCGGGAAGACTCATATATGGGTTGTACGTAGTAATTTAGCTAATAAACTGTATAACTTATAGTTTAAATTTAACTTCTAAAGGAGAGATAAATTATGTCTACATGGCGTAGTAATGAAAATCCTATGTTCAGATCTGAATTTAGCGAGACAATATTCAAGCAGAAATACCAACACGAAGGATGCGAAACATGGACTGATCTTGCTAGAACACTAGCAGTTGATGTGTGTGGTGAGGTCTTATCGGAAGATGAAGTAAATGAATTATCTAATATAATCAGCGACTTAAAGTTTATTCCGGGCGGTAGATATCTTTATTATGCTGGACGAGAGAATAAGTTTTTTAATAATTGTTTTCTTTTAAAGGCTGAAGAAGATACACGAGAAGATTGGGCTGATCTTTCTTGGAAGACTGAATCCTGTTTGATGACAGGAGGGGGCATAGGAATTGATTACTCTGTGTATAGAGGATCAGGTGAACTCCTTAAAGGAACAGGTGGTAAAGCTTCTGGTCCTGTGCCTAAGATGCAGATGATTAATGAGATAGGGCGTAGGGTTATGCAAGGGGGTTCGCGTAGGTCTGCTATCTATGCTAGTCTTAATTGGAAACATAAAGATATTAATGAGTTTCTTAAATCTAAAGATTGGCATTCGATGCCAGTTGGTACGCCTGACTATGATGATGACGGCAACGCTGTTCCTAAACCGGGAATGTCTTATGCCGATATCAAAGAACAGGATTTTAATTTCCCTGCACCCTTAGACATGACAAATATAAGTGTCAACTATGATACAGAATGGTTAATTAACTATATTGAAACAGGAGAAGTAGGAGATGTGTTTAGGACTAATATACGTCAGGCTTTGCGAACTGGAGAACCGGGGTTCTCGTTCAACTTTTTCGACAAAGAAAAAGAAACGTTACGTAATGCCTGTACTGAAGTTACTTCGGAAGATGACAGTGACGTATGCAACTTGGGATCTATTAATCTTGCTCGTATTGACAGTGCTAGTGAGTTATCTACTGTTGTTGAGTTAGCTACAAAGTTCCTTATATGTGGAACAATGAAAGCTAAACTTCCTTACGAAAAAGTATATGACGTTAGGCAGAAGAATCGTAGACTTGGTTTAGGTATCATGGGGGTACATGAATGGTTACTTAAAAACAATTGTCGTTATGAGGTAACACCTGAACTACATAAGTGGCTTAGTATTTATAAAGGAGTAAGTGATAAAACATCTAAAGAGTTCTCAAGTCAGTTAGGTTTAAGTACTCCTATAGCTAACAGAGCCGTTGCTCCTACAGGTTCAATAGGAATCTTAGCAGGAACAAGTACAGGAATAGAACCTATCTTTGCTGTTGCTTACAAGAGAAGGTATTTAAAGAACGGTAATAGGTGGCACTATCAATATGTTGTTGATGCTGCTGCAAAAGAAATAATAGAAACTTATGGTACAGATCCAGACAGTATTGAGACTGCTTTGGATTTAGCAGAAGACTATGAAAGGAGGATTAAGTTTCAAGCAGACGTTCAACAGTATGTTGACATGTCTATATCAAGCACAATCAACTTGCCAGAATGGGGAGGTAAATTGAACAATGAAGAATTGGTGGAAAATTTTGCCCAGACACTCGCAAACTACGCTAGTGATCTTCGGGGGTTCACTGTTTATCCTAATGGTAGTCGTGGCGGTCAGCCTCTCACCAGAGTCGGATACAGCGAAGCCAAAGATAAACTTGGAAAAGAATTTGAAGAGTCAGTAGAAACCCATGACATCTGTGACATATCAGGTCATGGAGGTACATGCGGAGCATGATAGAAAAGACTACACCAGTATATACAATTGATTGGTATATTAAGTGGGCTTCTTCTATTATTCTTTTAGTAGGAATGCTCCTAACGACACATAACATCTATCCTGTTAATCTTATCTTTCATTTGTTAGGAGTAATAGGGTGGATGTTTGTGGCTTTGCTTTGGAATGACAGGGCGTTGATCATCATCAATGCTGTATCTATTGCTATCTTCGCTAACGGACTACTCAGTTACGTACTTACTTGTGTTGAATCTAAAAATTGTTTATGGTATACTTGGTAAGAGAATGCTTATTGTAAGGTTCTCTCATTTTTAATGCTTAAACTATGAGGTTAAATAAACACAATGTTATTTTACAGAAACAATTACGACATGGGTCGAATGAGTCACGTTACTAGACGGAATCTAATCGACATATCAATGTTATCCGAAGATGCACAAGAGCAGATAGGTAACATTATCGATGAAGATAGACGGGCTTCACGTACAAATTCTCTCAAATCGAGGATAGATCAGCTTCAAGAAGAGTTAGATACCCTTCAATAAACGATTTCTATTGTACGTCCTTTTAAGAACATCTCAGAGGAATCACTATGTCTGGGGTAGGTATGGTGCTGAGTACCCCCTTAGATGCTCTGTAAAGGGCTGTACGTTGAAGGATTTTACTTAGATCGCATGTTATTGCGTTGAACACCCTTAGATTTTTCGAAACTACGCATTCCACCCAAACCTAGTAGAGAAAGTGTTAAGGTTAACAAACCTTCTGTCTGAATGTCTGGAAGAACGATTGCACTTCCTGATATAGCTACGATCCAAATTGCTATGGGTTGGAAAACAAACTGCCATCCAAGACCAAATGCACAGATCCACATGATAGATGGTCTAGCTCCACTTACGAAGATGGAGGGATGTTTCGCTTGTTCTATATTTGCTTGAGCTTGTGCTAAATCTAAAGAAACTATTTGTGATTTAAGTTCTGCTTCTAACTTTGTCTTGAGATCCTTATCTTCAACAAACTTATCCAGAACTTTTCCTGCTACTCCGACTACTGATTCAGCTAATCCGAACATATCTTAATCCTCTCGTGAGTAATTAGTATAACCCATTGTATCACAGATGATCCTCATTAGATCACCTTTTAGTTTATCTAACATAACATATAAGTTAGTACCACTGACATCCCCACCCATAGAATCATGCATAGTTCCATCATCTTCAAACAATAAACACACGCCACCTGTTATACTTTCTGCTTCTTCAACCTGTCGTATCGCATCGTTCAAGCAGTTGATCAGTGCTTTCTTTTTAACGGCACGTTCTTGATCTGTTAAAGCATCACCGACTTTCTGTACCACAGTGTTGTTAGGAAACTCTACTATATTATCATCACTCATTTTAAAATCTCATCAAACATTTTCTTTTTGTATCCCTTCTTTAATCTGTCGTGCCATACTGCATTAACTAATCCTTCACAGTGTATGTCAATGTTAAGATCAAGTACATTACTATCTAACATCTGCTCTACATCTTGAGCTAATGCTAACAGTTCTCCAGTTGTCCAGAACTTTTCTGCATCTACATTACCGTCTTCGATTCCAACGTTCATAAACAACGGCATCCCGTCAGCACGTTTCTCATTATGGTTCTTTGGTCTTTCTAATAAGGAAGAATCAAACCCATACAGATGAAAGTTTCTAAAGCCTAACGTATGGAACAACCCAACTGATCTAGTAGCTGCACATGTACCACCTGTTATAAGATACTTTCCATTTAAGAAAGGATACTTAGCAACAGCATTAGAGAATGCATGGAACCCTACAATGTTATCTGTCTTTGTAAGTAGATAATCTAACACGCTTGTGTCAGTCATGCTTGCAACCATCATCTTAGTTTCAGGTGGGATCGTTTCAAACAAACTTTTCCTTACCACCCCATGAGTGCTTTCACCTTCAATAGAACGTGGATCTAATATAGTACACGCATAAGGAATGATGTCGTGCTTTAACAGGGTTGGTAATGAATGTTTAACACACACAACCTTTGCACCTTCTTTCTGTTTCTCTTTTATTTCATCTATGTAGTTAACTAGAGAAGGACCAGCAGATGCTACCACAACTGTCTCCCAATTTAGCTTACCTTTATCGTCAACCCATCTCTTTATCTTAGGGGTATTTGTTTCTATATTATTTTTAATATGTTCTTTAGGCATACAGTCTTGAGGATTAACTTTAATCGGCATACGATCTGGAGCTAACTTAGGAGGTAGCCCTCTCTTTTTATCCTTTACCACAACAGCTAAGTTAGTAATACCACCACCCACAATTAAATCATTTGTAGGTATGACTGCCTTCAGATACTTTTTGTTAATGTCGTTTTCAATTATCTCATTACACCCAAATACTTTTGTATCAGGAGCATCCTGCCCATCCGCTGCTGTGTAATAATCATCGAACAGTACAACAGGTATGTGCTTGACTGCATTATAGTCAGATCGAATTGTGTCAACACTGTGTCCACCATCTACATAGGCAAAGTCAGGTTTGATGTTATGGGTATTACAGTAATCTTTATTCTTTAATATCTTGAGTGTTTCGTTAGTGTTACCTTTAATGATGTGGTATGTGAATTGTCTGTCATTCTTTGCAGCAGTCTGGGCAAAGTTGAATAGAAATCCTTTAACCTCTTCTTCACTGTAATGTTTCTTTACATTCTTCTCAGTCTCGTCATCCTGTTCTGTTGCAGTTTCGAACAGATCGAATCCAGTGTAATGAACTTTCTGTACGCCAGCTTCAAACAATGCAGATGCCATCTTGATAGCCCTTGCACCACTCCACGTACCGATTTCCAGTATGTTGTTAAACTTATAATGGGCTACAAGTTTATGTATCATTGAGTTTCGCTGTGGTCCTGACACATCTGGAGGTAGTTCACCTGTAATCTTTTGGTTACCTTTGTTATGGATCATGTACTTACCTATGTCAGCCATATCAAATGCATCTAGATCAGGACATTGTTCAGTGAGATTGTTAACCTTTAACCCATGCACGGCATACATTGTGAGTAAACGAGTAAACACAAAAGCGTCTGTCCATTCCCTGTATCCAAACACTTCACCGCTTACGTAGATTCCCCTAAAATCATTAAGAAATTCCTGAACACGTATGCTGGAAAGATTAAAAGAAATAAAAGATGTACAGCTATAATCAATAGCGGTTCTTCCTAGATGACTGATCTCGTCAAGCTCTACGTTATCTCCTGTACATATCATCTCAAGAGCGTCTTGAAATGAAACATCCTTCCTTGTTCGTGAGTCTGAATCAATCCAAGCCAAGTGACCTACGTCTGCTTCTAAAGGATTAAGACCTCTCTTAATAGCATCACTGTTTGCTCTATGGATAAGTCTGTTGGCTTCTCCTGTCATCGCAAAGACTTTGTGAGAGAATCTTGCAGCATCCATTCGGTAATTGTATGTGTCATCCTGAACAAATGTTTTAGGAGGCCACTCCTCTATCTCATCGTATCCTTCTGGCCTTCCATTGTTTTCTCCATACGTATCCTGAAAGCCAAACCATTCTTTATCTTTCTCTAACTTAAAGTAAGATATACGATCACTTTCTACTACGTCTTCAGGTAACTCACCACCATCATAGTACACAGCAAGATTTACTTTCTTGTCCCACTTCTCATCAAACGATGTTAAGAATTCTTTGGCATATAAATCCCATGCTTTGATTGGGAAACTTGTTACAATATTAATACTCATACTATCTTCCTGCTGTTATTCTTCTTGAGTTTTCTTCGAACCTAACTTGATCCCATTTAGCATATAATGCTTCCACCTGTTCTTTACGCCATTCAAAAGAGTAATCAACATACTCATACCCTTTGAACCACGGGCCACCTTCTGAGAAATGAACGGCAAAAGCATCCTCATCTTTTAAAGAAACAGTTGGAACGTGATTCCATTTTTCAGGAATAGATCCAATAAGTTTATCATCGTTTAACCATGTGAATGTATGTAAGTCTATGCCGTAAGCATTGTTTAGTTTAATATAACCCATCCTTTTATTTTCTGGGTGGTCTAAGTTCCATAACATAAGAGAAGACCAAAGCTTACGAGGGTATGCTGATTGAATCTTGTTGTCCATCTTAACAGTACTGCGTGGCTTCCAATCAAACTTAACACACATAACTGCATACTTGTCATCGACTAAATCAAATAGTTCTTTAACAGGTCTACGAAATAAAAAATCACAATCAACAAACATGGTCCATCCCGTTTGATTATGGATTGTGGTTGCGTATTCCTGTAACGCGAATCTTGTGTGGGAGAACTCTGTAGAGAAAGGCTTACCGTCTAACTCATCCCAGTACTGTCCGTCTTCATCAATGACCCATCGTCTGTCAAAGAGTCCCATTTCTCTAAGCTCTTGATGCTTTATTGGGATTGGATTTACACGGAAGTTTTCGTTGTTAAACTTCAATAGCGAATGTCGGCAGACTTCGTAAGCCTCTTGCTCACGAGAGTCATAACCTATGTATACGTTGAGTGGCTGTTTCATACAGCTATTTATAGGAACAAAGTATTAATATGTCAACCTTATTCAGAAGGTATGTAGCCTTCTCGTATACCTTTCTGTATCTCAGGACGGACAGCTTTTCTAACTCTAGATGACATGCCTTGTCCCATTGGATCTTGCGCTCTTAATGCTCGTTTCTCTATAGTTTTAGGATTAATATTATATTGCTTAGAAGGTGTAGACATGTGATTTAAATCATGGTTCATAACATGTAGATAATCTTTTAAATATTCTTGATAACTATCCATTGCAGTATCTATATCACCGTCTTTCAATGCAGACATATAGTTACTTAACGCAATAGACATTCTGTTAGAGTACATATCTTTACCGTTTTTAGAACGATAGTTATAGTAATTTTCTAATCCTCTTCTCTCTCTTGCCCTTGCTACCTTAGTAGGAGTAAATCCTGTCATTCTTATAGCAGCTTCTAATGGATTTAATCCTCCTGCTGGAAGTAACTGTTGTCCTCTTCTAGTTAGAGTTCCTCTACTGGGTTCTTGAATACCCCCTTCAATAAGATTACCAAAGCCAACGGGAAGTAATGCTTGAGCAACGGCTAGTCCTCCATCAACTAATCCTGTACTTCTTTCCATTGCATTGTTTATACCAGCAACTTGGTCTGCTAATCTAGCTATAGCTGGACCTGTAAAGTCTACAGGATCACCACCCATTAATAATCTAAGTGGTATAACATCACCATAACCTGTTCGTCTAGATACATCTATTCCAATTCCTCGTGGTAGTCCTCTAAGTATCATGTCGGTAGCGTTTGCTCCTAATACAGGTGCAAGTACTTCTCTGACTCCTTGTTCAAGATCTTCCCCAACTTCATCTCCAAAGTTTTCTGTTACAAATTTAAAAAGCTCTTTAAAGTTTTCCATAAACGGAAGACCCATAGCTCCACCAAAAGCCATCATGGTCATGCTCATTAAACCTAATTGCTTACGAGCCATACTCTTAACTAAAGCTCTTTGCTCTGGTGGATATAAATCTAATTTAGCTCCTACAGATCTACTGAAGGCTTGAGAGTAAGCACCAACCATTTGAAATAAGAAACTTTGAAACTGAGTAATGGCACTCATGTATGGACCTCTAAAAAAAGTAGGTCTGTTTTCTTTACCCATATAGAACTGTGTTTTTTCTACACCCATCTCTGCCATTCGTTCAGCGAAAGCAATCTGTCCTTCTTCTGTATCAGTCTCAATACTATTTCCACTATCATCTAAAAGAGGATTACTAAATCTTGTACCTGATGCAAAGGCGTTGAACTTATCTTTATTGTTATTCTTTGCATCTTGTTTCGCAGCACGATAAAAAGATAAAGCTGCTGTTATTCTGTTAGCGTTTTCTATATAACCAAAAGCATAACCAGATGCATCTGCCAATGTTCTTGAGATAGGAGAGTCTAAACTTTGAGACAGAACACCTGCACCTAAATCCATATTTTGAATAGGCTGTATAGTTCCTTTTTGAAACAGCCTAGCAAGCATTTGAAACTCATCTTCAGGCATCCAGTTAGGTTTACGTGAAGGATCTACAACTGTAACCATATCTCCATTATCATTCATCTCTGTAGTAAAGAACTCAAAACCATACTTACCTAATCTAGGAGCATCTCCTTCTTCTGCAAACATCATATGTTTAGATAGCTTTGCAGTATCTTTAGCTGCTCTTGCTACACCAGTTGCTCCCTTTCCCATACCCGTAATAGAAGCAAGCATTGGATAAGTAGCTTGAACAGTCTGAGTTAAGTTAACCACAGCAGACGATAAGTTAAATCCTAAGAACATATGGAATGCATAACTACGTAAGAACGTAGCTTCGTTATTAGCATTATTTACGTAATCAAAAGTTCCTTCTGCAAGTCTGTATAGGTTAGAGTTAACACCTCCTTCAACTTGTTTAGCTATCTCATCTTTAGCTTCTAATAACTCTGGCTCTTCAAATAAAGATGATGCAGTGTTTGATCCTTCATCTACATAACGTTGAATAGATTTTTTATAATAAAGACCATTATTGTTTTGTTGATTAATATACCCCGGAATGTTTTTTCTTTTTCTTGTTAAAGATTCAATTCTACTTCCTATTGCTTCTGTCTTAATCATGTCTATAAAAGTATTGGTTCTTTCTAACTTCTCAGCATTGCTGACTCTTCTTGTGTATACGTCAGCCAAAGTATTTAACTTACCTAACGCATCTACAATAGTTTTTCTTGCTTCTGGGCTTGTTCTACCAGCTTGATCTAGCGTCAACATTATAGGCTGAACATCATATTCACTTCCGTAATCTTCTTGTAGTTTATTAACTAAAGCGTTTTGTGATCTTTTTAAATCTCTTTTAAACTTATCTCCTATTACAGGGATACCGCCATATTTTTCAAACAGCCTAGACTCAGCTGTTTCTAGTCGTACCTGTTCACCTGTTGCTTTATCGTAAACAACAACAGCATGGTCCCCATATCTGTAATGAGGAAAGTAACCATCTCGTGTATCTCCTGTAACAGCAGTTAGAACTGTAAGAACTTTATCTGCTCCTAACTTCATAGGCGCATTAGGATAGTCAAAAGCAAGACCACCTAATAAACGATCTTCAGCAGGTATATTGGCAGCACTCTGAGCTTCTTCATACTCTTTATAAGCCTGTTCATTTAGAACTGCGTTACCTTTTTCATCTTTT